GCAGGGCTACGTGCAATTATGATGGAGTTGCACGATATGGCACGTAAGACAGAGGCTTGCGTCTTAGTACTCCATCACGTATCAGAACAATCAGAGTATGGTTCTCCTATGATGGCACCACCACGAAGAGCTATTCACGGCAAGGTAAGTCAGTTACCAGCGTTGATACTCACGTTAGGTTATGATCCATCGCAAGGTATCTTGCGTGTGGCATCAGTCAAGAACCGCTTTGGTCCACACTATGCAGATGCCTCGCAATGGGCATCGCTGTTTGTGAACTTTGGTGCTTGTCAAATAGGAGATGATGATGCACAGGGTAGGGCCTACCTTCGTGCTAATACGGAAAGCAGTGTCTATGGCTAACAAGAATGGACGTAAAGGTTCTCAGTTCGAGACAGATGTTATGAAGTGGCTACGCGGTGTTGGAGTCATAGCAGAGCGTCTGACAAAAGCTGGGGCAAAGGATGAAGGGGATATGGTTGTTATCATATCTGGAGAAACCTACATCCTTGAACTCAAGAACAGGCAGACGCTTACCCTGCCTGAGTTCTGGAGAGAAGCACAAGTTGAGGCGCTTAACTACGCAAAGGCGAGGGGTCTTGGGGAAGTTCCTCTTTCCTATGTTGTAGTTAAGCGTCGCAACGCTTCAATAGATCAGGCTTGGGTCATTCAGGACCTAGCTCAATGGATAAAGGAGAAACAATAATGCCAGTACCAGGTGGAGAAATTACAACGTCAGAGATACTAACGCCAGAACCAGAAGTAATTGAAACTTCAACTACCGAAGAAGAGACAGATGAAGAGCAAGCTTAAAGAGTTTTGGTTTTGGTATGACGAAGCAGTCATTGGAATTGTGGTTGTCTTTAGTATAATCTTTGGCAGCATTGGTTTACTATTCTTTTTCTACACTGTTGGTTGGTCAAACCAGTACAGGATTGATTGCAAATTACCAACGGGTCCAAGCCTAAGCACTACGTTCTGGACTAACAATGACACCTATGCCTACGATCCAGAAGGATTTTGTGCAACGTTAAGAGAGAGAATAGCTAACGAATGATCTGTCTAAACTGTAGAACAGCAGGAGATGAGAACTCACTAGCAGAGTACAAACGTGCTGCTAAGTTCCACAAGAAGTGCGACTTTAAGGGGTGCGTATGCCAGCACAAGACTGGTCCAGGGTTCGTAAAGCGGGCAAAGGAAGAGTCGAAGCCAGCTCAATCCCAATAGGGGTAATCGTTACTCACTACGGAGGTGAGGTACGAGAAGGTAAGTCAGCATCCGTTCGCTGTTGCATCCATAACGACAGCAGACGTAGTGCTGTAATAAATACCTATGACAATTTGTACTATTGCCACACCTGCGGTAAGGGTGGAAGCGCAGTAGATGTGGTTATGGAAATAGAGAACTTGGAGTTTAAGGATGCCCTCAATCGTGCAATCGAGATCACTGCTGGAAGCGGCCAATCATTACAGTCAGGCAATAAACGAAGAGGCTCTAAACTATCTCGAAGGACGTGGAATATCTGATGCAGTTGCCCAACAGTATTCGTTGGGTGTTGTAACAGATCCAATCAACGGCCACGAAATGCACACGGGCTGGCTTTCTATACCCTACATCACAGCTAATGGTCTATGTGTTGGCTTCAAGTTCAGACGATTAGATGATGGCAAACCTAAGTATGGATCTCCAATGGGTCAGAAGGCACACCTATACAACGTAGGTGACATCACTATTGATAGCTCCTTCATTGCAGTATGTGAAGGTGAGTTAGATACGGTGGTCTTGTCTGGTCTAGTGGGTATACCAGCAGTAGGTGTACCAGGGGTGCAGGCTTGGAAGCCACACTTTGTGAAACTCTTTGCAGGCTATGACACTATCTTTGTTATTGGTGACAATGACATCAAGGAAGATGGCACTAATCCTGGGGCTGAGTTCTCCAAGCGTGTCGCACAAGAGGTTACAAATAGTACAATAGTAACATTACCCCCATCAATGGACATCAATGACTACTACTTAGCCAATGGTGTAGATGCAACCAGAGCTTTAATACTAGGTGAGAAGAGTGAGTAAAGACGAATGGCTACAGATGGCACAGATTTTGCAGCATATGGGCTTCCAGATCCTAGAGATCAATACGGCAACCGAGACACTCTTGATACGACCTATACAGACAAGATAGATGCAGCCTTTATCGCAGATGTCTGGCGTATTATGGATCAAGCAGGCAATCTCTTGGTGCGTAAGCATCACGACTACGGCCCAAAGAACATTGCTCACTCACCAGGTGGACCACTTAATGGTTTGCGTGTACGTATGTGGGACAAGATAGCTCGCATCAATAACCTACTTGACTCTGGCGTTAAGCCAAGCAACGAGTCCTTGCGTGATTCCTTCTTAGATCTATTGAACTACTCAGCTATTGCAATGATGGTACTCGATGGCGTGTGGCCAGAGGTGCAGGACAATGACTGATAACTCTAAGCCAACTTGGGCTAAAGCATTAGACGTAGAAACCCAACGCATACTTGATACCGTGAAGACAGAAGAACATACTATAAAGACAGAACAAGGTGAGTATGTAAACGTAACTCTTACACAGTATGGCCAACTTGTTTGGGATAGCCCAGCGTTACATAAGATTGCAGATGATCTTCGAGACTTGAATTGGATTGCTGCACGTGAAGCACGTGCTGCCTACCTTAAAACACCTGAAGGTATTGCAGAACAAAAGCGTGAGCAAGAAGAACAAGAAGAGCGCGAGAAGCGTGAGGCTGCATACCGAAAACGCTTCCAATGGTTACACGATAAGTTAGTATCAAAGGGTTGCGAATGCAACCACGAATGGTGCGGTGACTACTAATGACTGAGTTACATAAGTCTATCTACGACATAGCACCTAGTGTTGCAAGTGCAATAGCACGGCGCTTTCGTGGCTACGTAGAGCGTGATGATGTCCTGCAAGAGTGCCTTGCTTGGGCATTAACACGTGGCAGACAGTTCGACGAGATGCTTAATGAACCTAATGCAGTTCAACGTGTCATCAATGAGAAGCGTATTGCTTGGCAGATGAAGCGTACTGCTGAGCGCTATGCTCGCAAAGAGAAGGCGGCTAAGTCTGGCTATCGCACAGGTGATGAAGCCTTCTACGATACAGCTATGATCGCACAGGTACTGCCTCACGTGATTGCTTCCATTGTAGATAACACAGTATTAGAACAAGCACAGAACCTAATCAACGATGGTTCACCTAAGAAGCCTAGCGTTCCAGCAGAAGGTGGCAACCTGCTTGCTACCCTGATTGATGTCAAGCGTTCTTATCTCAAGCTCGAAGTAGATGACCAGACCATACTTCGCTTGCGCTACCACGAAGGACAGACCTTGCAACAGGTGGCAAACCTCTTAGAGTGTGCAGTATCTACCGCAGATCGCAGATGCACCAGCGCACTACGTAAGGTGCAGAATGGTTTAGGTGGTGACAACCCGTGGCAATGAAAGAGTTAGATCTATTCTTATTCCTAATGGATAATAAGTACCCAGACCTACAGAAGTCAGAGGGTATCTACGACTCCTTCGATTGCTTTAGTCGTGACTCGAAGGCATACATAGAGTTGAAGTGCAGGGCTACTCACTATCCCACACTACTGATTGAAGAGATGAAGTATCGCAAGCTGATTACCCAGGCAGCAGAGCGAGACCTCACCCCGTTCTACATTAACTCGACTCCAGAAGGGGTCTTTTCTTTTGACCTAATGGAAGTGGCAGAGCCAGAATGGTTTAGTCATTGGATGCCAGCGACTACTGAGTTCTCACGTTCTAACAAGGTCAGCAAGTTAGTAGGTTATCTACCTATCGAAGAGGCGGTGAAGCTCTGATGCAGTATGACTATCGTTGCACAGAATGCAATGGCGAATTAACTATCGAACGTTCTATCCACGAGGATCCACGTGAACCTTCTTGCTTTGATTGCCACGTCCCTATGGTACGTAAGTGGGACTCACCTGCCATTACCTTCAAGGGTAAAGGGTTTTACTCTACGGGTGGATAGTGTTATGATTTAGTTCTCGGTAGCAAATTGCTATAGAGTGCTAGCAAGAAGCCCCCGCCAGTTATGGCGAGGGCTTTTTGTTTGCTGAGGGAAAGGGTTAGAAATCCTCAGCCACATCTACTATGCCTTGCACAATCCACTCTACCACAGGTACTGCAACTGCATTACCTACCTGGCGATAGCGTGTTGAGTCAGCCGAACCTTCCGTCCAGTTATCAGGAAAGCCCTGCAATCTTTCACACTCAATAGGTGTGAGCCTTCTTACTGGTGTCTGTTCATTGATAACGTAAGGAACACGAGCACCACCTGTTCCCCAGTATGTAGCTACAGTTGGAGAGTACTTCTCGTACAGGCGAGTATCATCTACTCGCGTAGCCTCAAAGATTAGAACTGTTGCTCTGACCTCTGCGGTATTGTCAAAGGCGTTCAATGTAGGACACACTCCACCCTCAATCCAGGTTTCGTGATCCTCATTGTGTTGTGCTCTCCTGCTCTTGACGTACCACATCCTCAAATGCTTTCTGTAATTGGTTCGGTAATAGCTTGCCGTTCCTGTTGCTTCTGCGGAGTACTCCCTCTGCGGCCTTGACTGTTAAATAGTATTTCTGCTGGACTGGTTGAGTCTGTACCACGTCTGCCAACGATGAACACACGCTTCCTTCGCTGGGGTACTCCAAAGTATTGAGCATCAAGCACACGCCATCCGACAGAATACCCGAGGTCGGCCATCGTCCCGATGACGACTCCAAAATCTGCGCCTTTGTTACTGGATAGCAAACCAGGGACGTTTTCGATGATGAAGTATTCTGTTTGCGTTTCTTCCACAAGTCTTGCAATCTCCCAGAATAACCCGCTTCGTGCGCCAGCAAGACCAGCACGTTTGCCAGCAACGCTGAGGTCTTGGCAGGGAAATCCTCCTGTAATAATTCCTTTGCTTGGTGTAAATCCTGCATTGATTAAGTCCTCACCCTTCACTTCTGTAACGTCAGTAAATTGTTTTGCATTGGGGAAGTGCTTAGCCAGCACCTCGTTGCACTTCTTATCTATCTCTACGCTAGCTACGACCTTTACTCCTTGTCGTTGCATAGCAAGATCAAACCCACCCACTCCTGCAAAGAGTGATACACCCGTCAGCATTTAGTACCACCCGACTCGATCTGAGTGTCCAAGAGCGCGACACGCACTCCCTCGATAGCGGTGACCAAGGTATCGTAAACCGTGAAGGATTTGTAGTTCAGGCTCTCCACTACGTTCTCTAAGGAGTTGAGCAATTCCAAAAGCCGAGCTTCTTGGTTTGCCCTCAGAGTCTCTTGGGCGAGCAAGGTGGTCGAACCTGGACTCACGGGTCCATAGGGTGACGAGACACTCTCTCTCTTGCCTATCGTATCCGAGTGCTCGTGAGTAACTAATTGCAAGTGCCTTGTTCTCACGCTTTTCCTCCATCGTTGCTTTCGTTCGTTCCTTGATTACTGGTATCGGTATGTGCAAACTCGTCTGCACCTGTGGCTCGTGTGTGAACGCCCATAGAAAGAACAGTAGAGCCGTCAATGCTAATCCAATTTTTCCCTTGTTTCTCATCTGCTATCTTCTCCATTTCGAGCAACTGCTTATAGGTATCAGGGTATAGATGAGCAAGGCGTACTAGCGCACGATCTCTCGCCCTTCTGTAATTACGATCACGTATAGTCTTACGTGCTGCCGTAGCCATACGTCTTTGTGCATCATCAATCATTGAGCTTATCCTCCCATACAATCAAGAGGTAGGCAATTAACATTACGCCTAGCAAACCCAGCAAATAACTCATACTCGTAGCCCTTCCTTAAACGCCTCCAGCACTATGCCTGTTATGTCAATGGATTGACCAACTAAGTGTGCGTCCTCCTCATCACTATCCCACGCTGAGACTAGCAATCGTGCCTCATCTCTGAGGTTTATTCGCAACCATTTGAGAGCTTCGAGGTTGTCCTCTCCTCCCCACAACCCTCTACCCTGCTTGTCTACTACCTCATAAAGCAGGATCAGCTCAGACTTTGGTGGGTGTATGGTGTATAGGTTATTGAGATGGTCGTCTAAGTGCTTACTTCTAATCTGCCCATAAAGTTCTGCTCTTACCTCACTCACTCTCGCCCTCTTCCTCTGCTTGCTCCTTTGCTACATCATTAACTGTTTTCTCAGGTGTCTCTGAGGACAGGGTGATCTTAGACAGAGCTTCGCCTAGTGCGGTGCGCCAATTCGCTGCCTCACCACTAGCCAGGGCAACAGGTTCTCCTCCGCTAAAGTCAAACAGTTCCACCTTGTTTCGTTTGTTCTCTACCTGTACTACTACTGTGAAAACGTGCGTTGTCGTTTGTTCAGTCATTCTTTAGTCCTATTCTGTGTAGTGTTTTGACCATACGTTCTACGTTCTTTATTGCCTCGCCTAACTCACCGCGTTCCATTTGTTGCACGGCTACCTTCTGGAGTAACTCTACCTTAGCCACAAGGTATTCTATAGGAGGCTCACCCATACGCAAACTCTCCCTTTCCTTCTCTGCACAACTAGGGCAACAATAGCTCATTGGATCTCCTCTACTACTACTTCATCATAGCCTTTATCTATCCACCATTGAGCTAGATCTTGTGCAATCTGTTCGTTATCTATGTAGTGATCGTTGATCTCTCCACCGCCTACCCATACTGTCCATTTACTCATTGCTCTCTCCCTTTCGGACAGTCTGCGTACGGGTGCTCGTGAGGATCTAAGTCCTCACACATACAGAAACTAAAGTGTTCCACCTGTGTTGCGTGAGTTAGCTCTGCCAACTCTGACCAACTTAAATCTTTACTCATTACTCTCCCCCTTCCTCTATTGCCTCTAATAAATTGATTACCCCCACCACCTCATCAGGGATACCCTGATCTCTCCACGGATAAGAGTATAGGAACTTAATCTGTTGGGTTAATAACTCTTTATCAACGTTCATTACTCACCCTCTCCTTCTATTGGTAATACGCGACCCTTAAAGTCGCTGCTGATTATCTTGATTACATCTGAACCCGTAGACAGTTTCTCCCAATCCCAATGTCGGGGATCTCCGTCATAGGTATCTATTTCTAGTGCCACTATCCACTTATCTTTCATACCGCTACCTCTCTAATCCTTTTGAGGAACTCAGAATAGGTTTCTTCTACGTAATACTCACAACTCTTTTTGTGTTGGTCGTATCTGTATTGGTCACATTTCACACAGTTATTGTTCACGTCATAGCTCATACCGCAATCTCCTGTCTCATAATGTCGTTGGCGTATTCCCACCTACCGCTTGCCTCGTCTAGTGAATAATCTAGTGAGCGTTGCCCATTGTCGAATAGGTCTGCCCACTCTGGCATTTCCATAAACTCACCATTCTCATCATAAAAACGGAGGTCATAGCCTGAGTATTGGTCGTACTCTAACTCTGCCTTGTATGTCTTGCCCTCGTGTTCAATCTCTAGGGTCTTGTGAAACCCTGTGATCTCTTGCTCTACACACTTTACTTTCATTTACTTACCCTCTCCCTCTAGTGCGATCTTGAACTGTGCTTTTGCCTCTTTCAAGGTGTACCCGTAATAGGTACGTGTGAACAGGTACTCACCCGATCCCTCTCCCAATAGTTCTGAGATCACGTACGCCCCGCTATGCCCTACCTTTTGTACTGTCATTTCTCACCCTTTCCCTCTGCGCTAACCATTAGCAACAGACCACCGCCCACCACCCGACCAGGGGTGAGCGGCAGACCGCCTCTAGAGTTCGACACACTCAGACATTGAACCCCAACACCACCCGAGGAACTCAGCTTTTGGAGAGTCAATACCAACCCACCAGAGGCAAGCAGACACCAGAACCAAACCCCAAACCACCAGAGCCGAGACAATCCCGAGAACAAACCAACCGCGAGGCGTGATGTTTCGCATTAGTTCGCCACCTTTCGCCCTAGTTCTACCAACGATTGAACCAAAAGAACGGCTTTTTCGTTGTGTCCTCCTATGTGGTAGGCAATCTCCTCGTGATCTGTAGGCGTTCCCTCCTCGTATCGTTTCCAATCGTAAACAGTTGCAACAGTTGAGCCGAGGCGTACGCCCCACTCAAGCGTTACTTTTCCGCCCTCTTCGTAGGTCATTGGTTCGCCCAATACCGCGGTGAGTTCTGCGCGGGTGGCTAGGATTTCCCCGCGGAGGCTTGTCCCGCTTATTTCCTCTGTTCTCGTTAACATCTGCAACCCTTTCTGTATCTGATCTCATCAGGCGGTGAGTAACACCGCGACCCCTTGCGGGGTTTCGATCTTTAGAGGGGCAACGCTTTCAGGTCGTTAGCCTCTAGCGTTTGCCTAATTCCCTCGGCTTTTGCCTCGGGTGTGCTTTCTGATGTTCCCCACTCTGTGTACAAAATGCCCTCACAATCTGAGTCGCAATACATCTCAAACCCTTCAGCGTTGGCGTATAGATACGACTCTTCCCCCGTTCTGACATAAACGCACATAGTGAAACCGCCCGTTTGGTGAACGTCTGCGGGTATTCCAATCGCGTTAAGTGCCTCGGCAATCGCGCTAGTTCCTTGATCCTCTGAGGCGTAAGAGGTCTGGCATTGGTAACAACCGCGACCCTCTACAAGATGAGGGTGTGAAACGAAATCGGGACAGGTTGCGGGGATTGTCATTTTTTGCCCTCAATTTCTAAAACACAATCGGCACAGGTTTCGCCCCACGGGAGAACCACACGCGCATTTTGTAGATCTGTTATTTCATTTGCACAGAGTTGGCATTTCATTAGTTTGACTCCTTAAACATCTCGCGCTTGTTGGTGTTTGCTTTTGATGTGTAGCAATCGAATTGCATTTCCTCGGCAATTATCCATAAAGCGCGGTTTTCGTATCGTTCAGAAATAAATCCTTTTTCAACTAACGCAGAAACGGCAACGCTCTTAAAGTGATCTCCGTATCCGTATTGAAAAGGCAGAGTAATTTGCCACTTTCCATTGATCCAAATACGCGCAGAGAAATAACTATTTCCGCCTGACTTATCGAACCACTCTCGGCACTCAATAAACATTGAACGAATTGCTTTTGTGCAATTTGGGCAACCTTGTAAACGAAATCTTTCAATCGCTTTTGCGTTGCTTGTTTGGAAATTGCAATTTAGGCAACCAACTAATTTTGGAGTTTTTGTTTCTGTTGTCATTTCTTACCCTTTCGCGGATCGGGTCGGGTTGATCCACTAGGAAAATGGTAACAGAAAAAGACGGGTGAGCCTCCCCCATTTGGTGGGGATTTCTGACCTATTTTGAGCCTGAGTTTGGCGAGCTGAGCAACCTGGCAGCACTCAGCTCGGCACAGACAGGGCGAGAGTTCGACCAATTCGGGGAGGTTTTCGGGTGGGTAAGTGCCACCGATTGGGGGCGATTGGGTGGTCATT